AATCACGTTTTCGGTGAGAGCCGTAGACGGTGCTGGGTTATTGATTCCAAGCTGTCGCGTGCTACGCCAAAACGAAAACCGATAGGCGCATGGAAACCGCGTCCCGCCACCGTAACTGCCGCCGTCGCTGAACCCGCCGCTTATTTGCTGCATCCACGGGCCGCTGCCGTCCATGCCGTCGGGCGGATCAGAAGTGTCGTTGTCGCCGCTTGCGGTCAGAAATCCGTCGGTTAGATTCCCCGCCTCGACGCCTGAAACGTAGTTCGTGAATACCTTGGCAAACGCCGCGCCGGTGTGCGGCTCGGTGCATGTGCGGGTGCATTCGCATGTCCCGCAACACTGGCATCCTGGCAACAGCATCATGGCGAGCAATCCGCAGCGACGACGTAGTAGTAACCGTGACGGTGGAGCATCACCGTGCAGAACTTCCCGGTGGCGATCGCGGCGTATCGGTTGTAGGCCGACAGCGTCACCCCGGTGTTCGTCTCGCTGCCCGGCTCGCCGGCCCAGATCTGGAGCGTGGCGGAGGAACCCTTCGCCCAGGCGGCGGTGGTCTTGCAGAGGACGGCGTCGGCGTCGTCGCCGGCACTGCTAACGCTGGCCCCGGCAATCGACGGAATACCGCCCTCAACGGCGCGGGTGGCCCGCAACACCCGGCGTGCGGTCTCGCCGTCGAACGCTGTCCCCTTCGATCCGCCAGGCCTCATGACGGCACCCCGAACAAGCTGGTGAATGCGGTCTCTTTGTAGACCCTGAAGTTCAGGGCCGCCGGGGCCGTGCCGGGGGCGGTGGCGATTCCGCTGGACAGCGCAACCGGCTGCTTCACCGGGCGAGCATCCTTGCCGAGGATCGTGACACGGTTGGTGCCGCTCGGGCTGGCCACGCCAGCGGAGTCGGCCCGTTGGTTGAAGCCGATGTCCCAGGGGGCAAGATCCCAGGTTTCATCCTTGAAGCGGAAGTCGAAGGCGACCTCCCAATACTGGACCGCCGATTGCGTGGCTCCAGTCTGAGTAACCACCGTCTTTTTTTGCGCTCCCTTGAAGGAGCATTTCCACTTCCGTGCCGTCTCCCCCGACCATGTGTCAGAGTTGACCTTGTTGGCAACGCTCCTCACCACAACATCCCACGTCGGGGACGCTGCCAGCGAGTAGCACTTCACCAGCGACCAGCCGAACTCCTGGCCTTCGGCTTCCTGCCCCTCGAGCGGATCGCCGGCCGAGTTGGCCATGATCACGTTGTCTTTGTCCTTGTAGGCCGGGACGCTGTGGGTGCTGCCGAGGGCCGACCATGCAGGCTCCGGGAGGCCCGACACGGCGTCGATCGTCCTGCCGGGGGGCGGCACGGCGTAGCGGATCGAGACAGTCCACCAGAGGCCCGAATCGTCGGCTGCCGACAGATCCCATTCCATGGCCTTGTGGTCAGCCATGTCTGGGTGAGCGGACCCGTAGCCGATGCCCGGGGCTGTGACGATCGTCACCAGCGACTGAGTCAGTGAGTCCGTCCGAACGTCGTAGACCTCGAGGAACTTGTTGGACTCCCCGACGGCCCCGGAAGCGGTGCGCTTCTGCGGTCGCCTGACCGATGTGACGATGGCCATTGTCAGTACCCCATGCTCAGGACTTCCATCTCGTTACCTGCCATGTCTTCGATGCCGTCGGCCATCCGCTCCTGGGCGGCCAGCTGCTGGGCCTGGATGTCGGCCCCGTCGCCACGCATCAGCCTGAACATCTCCGCGATGCCTTCCTTTGACCGGCTGTCAACAGCGGTCAGGGCGGCGGAGTTTGGGCCAGCCGGCTCGACGAGGGCGTTGATCGTTTGCTTCTTCGCAACGTCGACGGCGGCGGCCGAGTCGCGGGAGGTGGCCCGGAACTCCTGGAAGGCCTTCGTAAGCGGTCCGGCGATCGCGGCCCCGGTCTTGTCGCCGCTTTCTCCAAGCAGGCCAGAGAATCCTCCCTTGATCGCTTCCACGTTTTGGGCGGCCCCAGCGGCAAGCTCGTCGTTGAAGGCCTTGACGCCAGCCGCCACGCCTTCGATGGAGCTACTGACGCCCGGGATCATCGACACCACGTCGATAGCCTGCTCGACCAAACCAGAGAAGAGCATCACCACGCCACGCAGGGCGAGCTCGATGCCGTTGCCGGCGATCGTCAGAGCGTTTCCGACCTTGGATGCAAAGTCAAACACCCCACCCCACTGCTCGCCCACACCAGACAGGTACTCGAAGACGCTCCCGAAGTTGGAAATTAGGGTGTCGCCGATGCCCGCCAGAAAACCGGCTCCATCAAGTATTCCATCACCGATTTTCTGGCCGATCGTCGCCCCGCCGATGTCGCCCACCAGGGCTGTGAAGGTGTCGGCAATCCCTTGGATCGACGGAGCAAGGTAGGCCGTTACCTGGGTGACGATCCCGGTGATCGCCGCTTGGGACCGGGTGAAGGCGTCATTCATCGCCTCGACGTCTTTTCCTTGAGCGTTGGTGAGCGACATCCCGAAGGCCTTCGCCTCGGCCGTGGCCCGAGCGATCTCCCCCGCCCCGGCGGAGAACAGCGGCAGCAGCTCCGCGCCGGCCCTGCCGAAGAGCTTCACCGAGGCGGCCGACTTTTCTGCCTCGCTCGGCAGTCCGGCAATGGCATCGGTGATCGCCGCGAACCGCTCCGCGGGGCTTTTGTTCTGGAGATCGTCAACCGACAGGCCGAGCCCCTGGAAGGCGGCAATGGCCAGGCCGGACCCCTGGGAGGCCTTAACGAAGGCAATGTCTGCCTTCGTGGCCGCTTTGCCGATGACGTCCATGCTGACGCCAGCCAGATCACCAGCGTAGGCCAGGCCGGAAAGCTCGCCGTAGGTGAGACCGAGCCGAGCCGAGAGCTTGCTGGTGTTGTCGATGTTCTCGGCGGTGGCCTGCCCCATCGAGACCATCGACCGGGCCGCGCTCATCGCGCTGCCGGCAATGCTCATGAACAGCTGAGTGCCAGCAATGGCGTTCAGCGTTGACAAGCCAGAGCGAAGCGAAGAGACGTCAGTCTTCAGGCTCTTGAGCGAGGAGCTTGCCCGGCTCACGCCAGCAGTCAGCCCCGAGCTCGAGGCCGTAAATATCGCGGAGACTTTTCCGATGCCTGTCATCAGATCCCTTTCGCTTCCATCTGTGCCGCGAAAATCGGAACCTTGCGTAGCTCCTCGATCATCTGCTCCGTCGTCTGGACCGGGGCCCTGTAGCTGGGCAGGAACTTCGTCTCAAAGTCCGTGTCGACCTTTGCCCCATTGGACGAAGCCAGCACGGCGGCCAGCTTCCCCGACCGGGCCCAGTCATCACCGAAAGGCTCGATGGTCCAGTAAGCCATCCATCCCCGGAGAACCCGCAGCGGGATCTGCTTTGCCCATTCCTCGACGTCGACAACTTGGTGAAGCGCGGCCAGCCGGTAGAGGAAAAGCCTCACGGGCTGGCCGCGGATTTTTCCGCCAGTTCCTCCGTCTCCTTGTCGCTCACCGCCAGGAGCTTGGTCCCGATGTCGAAGATCGTTTGAATGGCGGCGGGGGGCAGCTTGCCGAGCTTGTCGGCATCATCGGCCCCGAACAGCCGCTCGCCGTTCTCGTCGCACAGCAGCAGGGCAGCGACCAGACCGCGAACCCCCACGATGTCCTTTCCGGCAGCCTTGGAATCTCGGATCCAGATGTCGAACTGGTCGCGGTCGTCGGCCGTCGGATCCAGGAGATAGACATCCTGCCCGATGGCCTTGATGTGGACCCTCTGGGGCGGCTTACGGGCCGCGAAGGTGAGGATCGATTCCGCAGTCGTCAGGGCCATGTCAGTCTTCTCCGGTGAACACAAACTCGTATGCGGCTTGGATCAGTCCACCGCGCTCGCCGGCGCGGCGCGATGTTTTGATGGCTGCGGTTCTCGAGACCGACACTCCGCCGACGGAGAACGCCAGCGTCCCCCTCATACCCATGTCGGACTCAACGAAGATCGGGTTGCCGAGGGCGCGAAAGGATGTCGTCCCGTTCTCGACCGATGCCCAGTTGAGTTGACGGACCACGCGGGAATTGAGGCCAGCACCGACGACCGTGGCGGTGGCCGGCGTGAACTCGTAGGGGGTGCCGGCGGTGGAGTCGGCGTCGAAGCCGATCACCGAGCCGAGGGATACCCCGGCAAAGGATGCCGTCAGGCCTTGTGCCGATGGGATGTCTGGCATGGACCATCCCCCATATCAGCCAGTGATCTTGAACGTGGCCGTACCCTTGACGTACTCGCCGACGGCTCCGCCCTCTTCGACATCGGTACAAAAGGCATTGCCGGTGATGCCCAGGCCGGAGCAGCTGATCGCGTACTTCGTGCCCTTT